ATACCTTGGTCGATATACTTCTGTAATACTGCCATAATCTTTAAGTATCCTTCTGGAGATTCTTGGTCCCACAAAAGTTCATACTTGTTTTTTAGTTTATGAATGCCAGGAACAACTTGTTTTAACACTCCGTGCTTAGATTGTTTAACTGACACATAACTTCTCGGTGGTTCTATTCCATTTGTGGAATTAGAAATTTGAGCCGATGTTTCTGCTGGCATTAGAGCCATTAGTGTCGAATTTCTTATTCCGAATTCTTTAAGGTCTTCTCTAAGAGATTTCCAATCCATTCTCTCTTTATGAGGAACGAGTTCATCAATTTCTTTCTTACGAGTATCAATTGGCACAATACCATGTCCATATTTTGTTTCATCTGTTTTAGGACAAGGTCCTTTCTCTTGGGCTAATTGATTTGATGCTTTAATGAGATAATAACTCCAGGCTTCTGCCCATTCGTCAACTAAATCTAAATTAGTTTCCGAATAAGTCATATCATTTTTTGCCAGCCAATACGCAAAATTTATAATGCCTACGCCCAAAGGTCTCCTGTTAATCGTTGATAACTCTGCCGCAACGAGTGGATAATCTTGATAACTCAACAGAGCATCAAGTCCTCTTACTGCCAACTCACAAGGTTTTTGAAAATCTTCTGGACTTCTAATATTTCCCCAATTGATGGCACTTAGTGTACAGAGAGCAATTTCGCCCTTTTCATCAATTATACTGTTCAGTGGTTTAGTTGGAAGATTAATTTCACAACATAGATTTGATTGTTTAATCGGTGCTAGGTCTGAATCGAAAGCACCATGGTCGTTAGCATGGTCAACATTCATTAGATATATACGACCCGTATTCTTACGTTCAGTCATAAATGACGAAAATAAGTCAATAGCAGGCACTGTTTTCTTGCGAAGAGACGTTTTGCGTTCTGCTTTTTCATATAATTCTTTAAACTTCTCTTGGTCATTAAAAAATGCGTCATATAGACCCGGAACATCCTGTGGTGAGAACAATGTAATATTGCCACCTGTCATTAGACGTTCATACATCAATTTATTGAACTGAACGCCATAATCCATGTGTCTAACACGATTATCTTCTGTGCCTTTGTTGTTTTTCAATACAAGTAAGTCTTCTACTTCATAATGCCAAACAGGATAGTATAATGTTGCCGCTCCACCACGAACACCACCTTGTGAACATGACTTAACTGCCGCTTGAAACATCTTATAGAACGGAATAACACCTGTATGTGATGCGTCACCGTTACGAATTGGTGAGTTTATAGCACGAATACTGCCCGCACCGACCCCAATTCCTGCTTTCTGAGAGACATATTTGACAATTGAACTAGATGTTGCGTTGATTGAGTCTAAACTATCGTCTGTTTCAATCAATACACAACTACTGAATTGTCTTTGTGGTGTGCGAACTCCTGCCATAACAGGCGTTGGCAATGAGATATCAAAAGTGCTAATAGCATCATAATAATCTTTAACCCACTTTAATCTTTCTTCTTCTGGATATTTGCTGAATAATGTTGCCGCAATTAGAACATATGCCATTTGTGGAGTTTCGTATATCTTATGTGTAACTCTGTTCTGAACTAAATATTTTCCTCGAAATTGTTCCATTCCAACATAAGTGATATCAAAATCTCTATCATGTCTAATGAAACCATTAATCTTTTCCCATTCTTCTTCTGAATAGTCTTCTAATAATGCTTTATCATAAAATCCAGATTTAACATTCTGATTGACCAATTCAAATACATGACATGGAGTAAATGCTCCATATACTTCTTTTCTAATATGATAATTGATTAAATTGCCTGCGGCCCATTGATAGTTGGGAGTATCTTCTGATATTAATTCTGCCGCGGCTTTGATAAGTGTTTCTTGTATTTCTTCGGTTGTCATTTCATTGTAAAATTGAATATGAGATTTTAATTCAACTTCACTTGCTGAGACTCCTGCTATATCTTTACAAGCAAACATCACAACTTTGTGCATTTTTTCTAAATTTAAGTCTTCTTTTTCTCCGTTTCGTTTAACTATATAAATATCAGTCATTGTCCTCTAGGTCCCTAATATGTAGTAATTTCTGAATCTTCCATCCCTGCAACACGTAATTTAATAATATTTGTCAGTTGGAAGTGTTTAATTTCGAATCCTTTTGTTATTCCTAAGTATTGATTTCTCACCAGTGCCACTTGGTTTATCAATTCCCCAATCGCAACAATTTCATCTTCGCCGTCTGCGTATTTCTCAGCATCTCTGCTACTTAAAACTTTGTTATAGTTTTCTAAATACTTTCTCAAGTATTCACTTCTCTTTTTGCGTAACTGAATATTTAGATGTTCTAATATTGCTTCTATCTCTTGTAATTGGCCGAAACGCAACTCAACATACGCAGGAAGTCTAGTAGAATTTTTCTCAATGTTTCCGTGTATTTTTACTTCTTTTCTTGCTTCCGTGATTTCATTTTCAAAAAATTGAATACAATTTGGAATTTCACTCCAATCTTTTACTATTTTGCTATACCAATTCATTAGTCCCAATCATCGTCTTCATCTTCATAATCATCATCGTCTTCAAAATATCTATCTAGTGCAACTTCTAATACCGCATCGCCATCAATTAGTAAATCAATATCTTCAATACTCATTCCTAAATCATCACACTGTTTAATAAATATCTCTCCTGCTTCTATTCTATCTTTGCCTGGAATGTAGGGAAGCATATTTTCCCACAATTCGTAAAGTGATTCTGTTTCCAAAAAAGTCTCCTCAATATCTAATATTCATAAGCGATGTATTTATATATATTGACATTTTATACTGTTTCAGATTCTTGTTGTTCTAATCCATGTTTTTCATCTTCAAGATTATCATCTTCCCAATCATTCATAATAATATCAAGTTTTTCTGGTGTCCAATTCTTACGGAATTCAATCATCTCTTCACCTGATTTTGTGTTATATTTCAATCTGTTACCTTGTTTTACTAGTAACCCTTTTGCCTCAAAAAACTCAACTAATCCACTATATGGATTCATTCCTGTTTCATAAGGAATCTCTACTTGAACTCCTTCGAATGGTTTTGAGTAACGAGTTTTCATTACTTTACACGCCGCTCTAATACCATGCACTTGAGATGTTTTATTACCATCAGCATCTACTTTTAACTTAAGTTTCTTCATTGCTACCACAATTGAACTAGCATAGATAAATCCTTGACCACCTGATATTTTATCATCTGGGTCGAACATATCTTGTGATGCGTATGTATGATTAGTTGCTACCATACCTATATTATATTGTCCAAACATATTAACACTATTTCTTACTAGTGCCGCTAAGGCTTTTGGTTTACGACCCATATCACCTTTCATATCGCCACGATTGAACTGGTCAACATCGGTTGGGGTCATCATCATTCCTAAACTATCAATGACAAATAATACTTTTGGACGGTCTGCGTCTGGTGTATCTCCGTGGTCATCTCTGTACCCTTTCATAAAGTCTGAAATGATTTTAGCAACATCATCAATCATTGATACACTTAATTTTAATAATTTTTCTGGTGTAGTATCTACATCAAGGGCATGTAACCATGCCTCATCTAGTGCGTTTTCACTATCGATTAGTACTACAAATATGTCTTGGTCTTGTGCGGCTTTAACAATATTACCTGCCGCTACAAATGATTTTCCTGCTCCACTCTCGCCAGCAAAGACTGTTACTTTGCCCAGTGGTACACCTTTATGAAAGTCACCACTAATAAGTTTGTTTAATGTATAATTTCCTGTTGATATCCAAGTGTCTGGGTCTCTAAAACCAACACTCATACCAGGAACAGATTTCGTTATAGATTTGCGAAATTTACTCGCATCGAAGGCTCTTGCCATATTTTTCTCCTAATATATTGTAAAGTATGGGGAGATTTACTCCCCACACTCATGTTGGTTCTTAGTCAGTTTTTCTGCTTCGAATCATTGCTAAGATATCTGCCGCATCGGCCTTCGGAGCATCAGTTGTAGTTTCTGCTACTACTGGTGCTGGAGTCGGTGTCGGAGTTGATGTTTCCGCAACAGGTTCTGCTTTTGCCTCTACTTTAACTTCTTCTACTTTTGGAGCAGTTGGAGTTGCAGTTTTAGTACCCATAGGAACATCTAATCCATAAGGTTTATAATACTGTCCCCATTTTACAGGGTCGTATAATTCACCATCAACAGATGCTTCAAACATCTCCTTGATTACTTGCATATCATCTTCCGTTGGACGTTTTGGCATGAACTCATTCAAGTCAAAAAGACCATGCGTTTCAACTATCGCACGTTCTTCTTCATTCAATGAACGTTCTTTGCGTGACCAACTTGAAGTTGAATAGTCAGCAAATTGTCCTTTTTGAGTCTTAGTAAGACGAAAGTCAGTTCCTTGTTCATAGTCTGTTGGTAGATTATCCATATCTGGGTCCATCAAAGCCGCTTTTAACAACTTAAAGATTTGTGGTCCGATAATAAATCTACGTACTGGATTTTCTGGTTGTTCACCACCAATTGGATCGGTAACAACTAATCCTTGAAAAACGTAAGAACGTTTCTTCCAATATGTACGACCCATATCTTCCATTGCTGGATCTTTGAACCAAGGACGAATCTCTGCGTGAATTGGGCATGGTTCTCCCCACATTTCAACGCAAGGAACTTGAACGATTACTCGTTTTTGTTCATCTCCACCCTTAACACCTGGAAACGGAAGTTTTACAACTTGTCGTTCTTTCCAAAAGAATGTGTTTGTGGGGTCTGCATCTGGAAGGAATCTCAATACTGCTGTATTGTCGTTATCCATATTCCAGAAAGTGTAGACAGCATCTGAACCACGATTTGCCAGTGAGTTCTCTGATGCTTTGTTGTCTTGTGCGAGTAGTTTCGCACGTATTTCTGCTAGTGTAGCCATAGTTTTCTCCTATATTAGCCATTATTAGTTATTTTGTATATTAGTTATATTAGCCTAAATGTATCATTTAAATTACTAATGATACTATTATACTTATCTTTTTTTCAAAAGTCAAGAGTTAAATGCTCCTTTTTGTGAGTTTTCTTAACTTCAAGATTGTAGTGAAAATAATTTAAACCATAAAAAAGGAAGCACTTAACTCCCTTTTATTATAACACAATTGATGTGTATTTGTCAACCAGAAAATGACATATTTTTAAAAATCATCAACACCTGCTAGATGTCTCATTCTAACTTGGTCATCATCTGGTCCTGATGCGACTGCTCCATCTTCATCTTCGCCAGATTGCTCATCATCTGTCTTTGGTGGATTAATCTCGTCTTCTGAAGACCATCCTACCAGTGATTTAACTTTGCCACCGTCTTCAACTGCAACGATTGCCATACCATCAATATTATCTGCAATCTCAGAAACCTTCATATTAAGATAACCTGAGTGGTCAGTTCCAGAATGAGTAGAACCTACTCGCACTCTTTCCATATAATCTTTAAGTTCGCTGTGTAAATCAAAACGATATGCTGGATGATTTTTCATACCAAATACAACTACATCGCCCATCTCGTAATCTGCTTCATTTGACATTTGGATTAAATCATCAAGTGTTGGTTTCTTCATTGAATATTTCAACTCAGCATCATCTTCATCTATTTCATTTTTTTTTTCGATGACTTTATCACTATCAAACTTTGAGAATGCTTCTTCAAGCATTTCATTTATTCTTGTATCTGCTGATTTTGGCTCTTCTGTTTCTACAGATGCCTTTGACATCTTAAGTAAATGACCAGCAACTTTCATATCTTCTTTGTCTATACCGCTTGGATTTGAACGAATTTCGTTAGCAATATCTGTTAAGAAAAATGATATTTCAGCCGCTAAATCGTGACCTTTCTTCTTAGTCGTTTTATCTAGTAGTGTATCTACTGTAACTCTATCAGCCAAATCATCAAATGTCAATGCAATTTTAGAAATCTTTTGTTGAGCCACCTCTTCTGGAGTACGAGGTTCAGCAAATTGCGTCTTAATTTTATCATAATCATATGAAGGATTAGTTGGCTCTCCAAAAGATATCGTATTGACTATTTCACCAGTCTTTTTATCTCTTGCCGAAATTATTTCTCTAACTCTTGCTGTTTGTTTGTCTCTACGGTCTGTCATTTCTTCTTCGTTTACACGATGAACAAGTGGTAAAATATCTTTTAATGACTCTTCAAATGATGTCTTCGTGAACTGTTGTACATATGAATCTAAAGTTTCTTCTGATATTTCTGCTTCTACTTTGTCTTCTTTAAGAGCAATATTTTCAACAAATTTTGCATAACCTCTAGCACCTTGGATTCTCTGTACTGTTTCTTTAATTGAATTCATACTACGTCTGACGTTGAATACAACATTACGATTGTTTTCATTTACTAATTGTTGCTTATCTACTATTTTAGTAAACTCTTTTAATTGTGCTAAATTACTTGATAACTCTACAATTGCTTCGCCTACTATATCATGTGGAACTCCACCTGATGCTACGTGACGTGCCATTGCTCTTGCACCGTTTAAGTGTATAAATGGATATTTAAAACGTTCGCCTTCTGTTGTTTCAATAAACATTGCTGATATATTGCGTGAACGAGAACCACGAGATTCTTCGTTTACTGGCGCACGATGTTTTAATATTAGTTTTACATTTTCTAATGTTTGTCGGCTTGTGCGTGATGACCCAGACAATGGGCCCATGCCTTCATTGACGTGGTCTGTCATGGTTTGCTCCTTATTTTGTTCAATCTTATATGCGTAATTCTTAGGTTCGATATGTTTTCCAAATGAACGAATGTCAAAATCTAACATATTAGTACGTGCTAAAGATTTCAATTGTTTCATCATATTATTGACGCCTGGCTTATCTATATCAACATCTTCACCAATATGAAATTTTAATTCTTGAGTTGAGTCATCAATGTTAACCATCATATTTGGTTCTTTTACATAGAAATATCTTGCTTCGGCTGGTATTGCTACACTTTTACCACTAGTAGCATCGAACATCTTCATCTGATGCCCATTGCCTTGCATTAATTTCATTACTTTTGTTGCGATGTCGTCTAAATTTATAGCCATAATTTTTATTCTCGTTCGTTATGGTAGTATTTATCAAAATATCACAGGAAGAGGGTCTGAATAATCGTCATCAGAGTCCAAAGATGATCCAAGCAGGTCTTCGTATCCTTCCTCGAACCTAGATATAACCTGAATCTGTCTTACACACAATAATGTTGCTGAAACTAAGTCATCTGTTTCACCAGTTTTTGCTTCAAAACTCTTTCCTTTTGCTATGAAAGTCTTTAATTCTCTTATTAAATTCTTGCTTAGAGGTATCATTTTATCACTTTCAATCCAAGATTTCATCTTCATACAAGCCGTAATTTTCGTCTTATATGTTGTGGTAAATCCTTTTCGAATTGCTCGTTGTCTGCCTTTCTTCTTTGGTTCATGTAAGAATGTACCAGGAAACTTATCTTCATCCATCTCTTGTATGACTACCAAAGCGGCTTCTCCCAATGAATTGTTCTCTACTGACCAATATATTTCAGGCGCATTATTGCCAAGTTCTCGCATTTCGTCATTGATAATAGTAAGAACAGTATGCATTGTTTTAACTTGACCATGAACATCTGTTCTATTATTCTGCCATTCTGCTACTTGAACAAGTTCTGGTAACGCCCACACTTCAACCGCAGAGTTATCTCCACCTGTTCCCATAGCAGGATCTAATCCTATAACATAAGTAGAATCTTTATTGATGCTCTCATACCATCGAACTTGTCCTGTTCTTAATATTGGTTCTTTTCCTTTGATTCCTGACAGTTTTAAACTGTTAACTAACGTTTCATCATATGCGATAAACTGACATTCGTGTTCTCTTAAGAAACGTTCTTTACCAACTCGTGCTTCTTCTTCAACTGCCCATTCTTTATCTCTATCTGGATGTTGATGCCATACTGCGTTGTATGGTCTAAAACCATTGATTCCTACTTCTGTTTCGTTTCCGTAAGCATCTAATCTCTTATTCGCACCCGACCATATAATTGCAAATTGGTCATCATCTAAGTTTGGTGTTGAAGTGATAATTGCTTTACCACCTGTTGCCAGTGTTGGAGATATAGAAGTCCAAAATTCTTTTGCTATTGTTGGTCGGACAAACGCAAACTCATCTGCGTATAGTAATGAAATTGAAAGACCACGACCAGTATTTTCTGTTGTTGCTTGTGAAATAATACGTGAACCATTATCAAATTCGATACTACCTTTGTTATAATTTGTCACACCTGCTCTAATATGGTCTGGACACATCTCATACGCATATCTGATTCTGTGCATGATTTCTTGTGCGCCTGAAAACTTATGAGCCGCAATCAGAACTGTTTGGTCTGGATTGAACATAGCATACCATAACAGATAACCAGCCGCTGTTGTTGATTTACCCATCTGTCTGCCCAACATAGATATAGAAAATCTATAATTATGATAAGATTCTGCTAAATCTTGTTGATAATCGTATGCCGCATATAGTATACTTCCACGTGTAGGATGCTGAATCATAAAATACTTTTCCAGAAAATAGAATGGGTCCGTCATACACTTGCTAAATTCTAACAATTGTGCATTGCTAAATTGGGTTTTTTGATGTGGTTTTTTAGTTAAATCTGCCATTATATACTCACTTAATTATAATAGTATTTATCTTTACATAT